GGGCAACCATGTACTCCGACTCCATTGCCAAGTCCATCAGCTTCAACGTAGCGAAGCCACCCTTCTGGAAGACGATGCCTGCCAGATCGCTACAGTTGATACCGTAGTCGTTACCGCCGGTTGCGCCCACACCAGACCACTTGTGATCCGTGGTAGTAAGGTTGCTGCTTGGGAGGTGGTTACTAGTGAGGAGGGTGATACCTGCCACACGAACAATGGTACCGCCTGCCAGTGAACCTTCACCGCCAACGTCCTTGTTGATCATAGACGAGCTAACAATGTCCGTTCCCGCACTGTTGTTAACCATCTCGTAGTACATCGCAGGAGTCACGATGGCATACCGATCACTCTGTGGGACATCCTTCTCGTCCAACAAACGTGCAGACTCGAAGAGAGCTCTACGAATGTAGTTAGCGCTAGGAGTTGCACGGAGGTTCCCAGAGTACTCCGCCGAGGCCGAGTAGGTTTCCGTCAGCGGCGTTGCATGGGCTGTGTTCACAGCATCCGCAGTCGAGGTGAATGTTGTGCTGGCATCGTTCGACCTCTCAGAATAGACCACAGAACCGCGCTTCGTCTGGGTGGATATCCAAGCATCCGAGGGGACAAGACCGTTAGCGTCATCGCCATCCGTTCCGTCCTTCGCGCCAGTCATCACAGCAGTGCGAAGCACGTTCTTATCGAACTGGTTAGCCAAGGCTTCACCAAGTTGATGAGAATATTGTGACCTCACATCGAAGTGACTCACCAGCTCATCAATAGAGGCTATGAACGTAGAGCTCATGAGCACCTTATCGATATGGATGAGGGTTTCCGTTTGCTGGAATTGGTTCAAGCCACCACCACTCACACCGGCACTTAGGATGTCCGTACCCGGAGTGTAGTACCCCGCATTTGCAGTCCCAATGATGGGAAACTGTGCTGATTTACCCTTCGATATAGTACGAATGGTGTGCAACGGTTTCATGATGTTTTTCTCATCAAAGACCGTCATTACTTCTCCACCAAACTTCTTTAAGAAGAGTGCGGTTGTATCACCTGTGCTCTTGTTCGAGCCTATACGTCCTGCAACATTTGCGCTGCCGAACAGATTATCGTTAAATGCCATATGATTTTTATTTCCTTATTACTATTTCTAAACAACTAAGCGACCGAAGCACTCACTCCGATCTTATACAATCCCTTACAAGATGTCCTTCAAGTTGTCTGTCGTAACAGGCTATTCGGCTTCCCCTTCGGGTAAATCTAACGGCCCAGCTAACCATCCTTCAGGAAGAGTGACTCTGTTTTGAGAGAGTTCCCACTCTTTGCCTGTCCAATAGTAGACTCGGCCTGTGACATTTGGCCCTAAACGAACCAGCGTGTCACTTGTTGGGATAAAGACGACTCTTTTTCCACTTGTCAAGCATCCGCTGCTTCCAAGCGTCACGCATACTGCGAGCAACGATAGGAGCAACCGAGGCTGTGACCGCTTTTCCGCTTTCATTCCAGAGTAAACGCAGGATTTCTTTAAGTATTATCGCTATTACCTTCACTGGCCTTCGCGTCTAGTTTCTTAATGGTCAATCGGGAGCCGGTGTAACCGAGGGCTACGAGGGCGGTCATGATGAGCCCAACGATCTTCGTCAGCCCGTCACTACCGTCCAATATCCCTGAAGAAGCGATAGCCCCAATGACTACAGCAGCCATGCTCATGTAGAACTCGGTGGATTTGTACCCCGGTTTCTTCGTCACTGGCTCTGCAACCACTACGGTCTCTAGCTTCACAGCTACGGGTGCAAGGTCTAGGGGTTTTTGCTTATTTGCTGCCATCGGTTGCCTCCTCTTGCTTGTGTTTGGTCACCTCTCCCAGTTTTAACTCCACCGTCGTCCCCTGCATTGCAAGGGTGAGCGAGGGGAAGGGAAGCTCAATGGCCAGATAGGGAACCTTGAAGGTGATGCCCTTCGCAGAGATTGCGGCGTCTGGTAGGACTCCAGCAGCTTTGCCAGCACACAGAGAGGGGATAGCCCAGCTCAGAGTCTGACCGAAGAGGGTAATACTTGGGACAGGCTTCAGCTTTGCCCCGAATACTCCAGCGTTAGCGCTCAAGGTGGTCACCAAGAGGGCTCCAATTAGGATGATTTTTTTGTTCATGTGATGTTCCCCGTTAAGGAAAGTCGTTTGTCTACCATTGCGTGGAACCGTGTGTCTCCGGCTTTGTAGAGAGGGTTGGACATGTCTTGCTTCATTTCATACAGGGAACCATAGCCCCCTACGTTGGGAGCATTTGAGCCTTGAAGGAGGTTGGGCTCACTCGGTGCCTCACCTCCAGCAGCCACGAATCGTGCATGCATCCCTTTAACGGCTGCGTCCATCAACTGTCCGCCTATGTCAACGGCCTCATTAAAGCTATCTACTTCATCAGAGGATAAGCTATCGGCCATCCACTCGCCCATCGCTTGGTACCCCTCCTGACCACCAGTCATATCGTACACTCGTCCTTCTTCTGCCGTGGCAGCAAGCTGTTGCCCCTCGATGTACCGATCTACAAGGTCACGGCCGAGCCCCTTCTTCACGAGGGCTGCATAGCTGTCGTCTGTTAGTTCCCCCTTGTCCCGGTACTCCTCCTCATACTGCTCAAACTCTTGAGGCGAAAGCAGGCCCTTAGCGTCTGCGCTTTGGGAAGACATCCTCCGCTCAAGCGAAGAGTAGGCTTGGGCAAGTGCTTCCGCATTGGAGAACTTGTCCGGCAGCCATTCAGGTCGGTCTGAGGATGACTCGTCGTCTACCTCCTCAACTTGTGGTTCAATTTGCTCGCCCTCTTCCGCCGGGGCAATCCCGTCGGGGTCAGGGCCTGTGTCGTGGTCTCCAAAGGTTACTCTCTCCATGTTATGTTTATTTGTAGTATTTGTTGTGTTTTCCCGGCTGCTGTCCGGGGCCCTTCTTAGGAACAGGTGGTCTCTTTACTTTTTTCGCCAGCTTCGCCTCACCATTAGCCTTATCTACATAGGCTTTAAGCTGCTTCTGGGTCATCTGCTTCGCTGGCTCGTACTTAGCAGTCCCCCGTTGGGCTACTGTTAGGGCCGACTTAGCTCCGAAAGGTGTGTTCCTCCCGAAGGAGGACTTCTTTTTCTTTTTTGCTGGCATATCCTTATTTCTTCTTGACCTTCAGGGCCGCACGTTTCTTTCGATCTGCTTTCTTCGCCTGCTTTTTGAATTGAGTAACTCTCGCTCGACTGGGTTTGCCGTAGGGCCGAGTCATCTCTCTGTCGGGAAGATAGTTGGGGTCATCATACTCAGAGGCATTCTTCCGTTGGGGTTTCTTCTTAGGAGTAGCCGCCTTCTTGTTTGCGTCTAGCGTCTTCCGTGCCTGCTTGGTCTTACTGGCTGTGGTACGCTTACCAAACTTGGAGGCCTTTTTGACAATGAGTGTTGATGCCTTCTTAGCAACTGCCTTGGCCGCCGTCTTCACGCCAGCAGTCCCTGTAGCCACGCCTATCGCGAGATCAGCTAAGCCGATAGCTTTGACAGCCTTCTCCTTTCGCTTGATCCTCGCTATGGAAGCCGCAGCTACCTTGCCTTCTGCTCTCGCACCGTCCCGCTGAATCATCAGCATCTTTCTGGCGCGGCCTCTTTGTTTTTCTGTGCGTGGCATAGATTATTGTTGTTGAGCCATCTGTTGAGCCATCTGAGCGGCCCCTTCCGGGTTCTCCTGAGCCATCTTACCGGCTGCATTAGCCATGTTAGGGGCAATCTGCTGCTGCATTTGTTGCTGTTGTTGCTCAGCGGCAGTCGCTTGCACCTCCTCATCGGTACGCACCAGTCCCTCGACGTCAATACCTAATGCGGTCGCTCGTCTCTTGAGGTAATTCCCGGTGTTGACATACTTCGAGAACTCTTCGGGGCCGATCAGCTGCTGCACTCCTCCAACGAAGGAGTCTAGTTTGTTAAGGTCATGGCCTCTACCTAGTGCCTCAAGCCCTGTTACAATCGTCGTTTTGATGATCTTCTTGGGTAACTTAGGTAACCGGCCAGATTTTGACATACGATCCATCAGTCGGTTGACCAATGGCATCTGAAATTCTTGTGACAGGATGCTGTACACCCCACCGAGTACGTCCTCCAGCTCTTGGGCCATGAAGCGTATCTCCTCAGCCGTTACTCTCTCGCCGCTTCTCTGGACGGAAGAGTTCATCAGGAAGGCAAACCCCAAGCGTTCCCTGATCTGGTCTACCGTTTCCTGAGCGACTCGGAGGTCAGCGTACTTCTCCAATTGCAGGACGGTGACATCCTGCGCGTTGCCTTGCACGATAGAGCCGTTGGGGCTCGAAGCCAGTGTCCGTGGTCGAGTCGTCCCATTCGGGTTGACGAGGAAGAGTACCTTGGCGGCGGCGGCTGAAGCCTCGACGATAGCCTGAGTCAGACCTTCGAGAGACCTGAGATCTCCCATGTACTCCTCAATGAAACCACGTCCATAGTTCTCATTCTCAATGCGAGTAAAGCGGAGCGGCATCCACGGGTTCTTATCGAGAGCGTACTCCCCTTGAGCAGATTTGATGTTGATGTCAGCGACTTCCTGTCTGACTACCCACTTTTTCTCCTGTCGGTACACGGCGGTGTACACCTCCACAGATTTCTGTAGGCCTGCTCCAAGGCTCTCCCCTAGCTCCTGCCCAGCCGCTTCCACAGCCTCTCGGACGCTGAGTGGGAGTACGTCAGGGTCAACTGACTCCCGGATAATGAGAGATTGCATATTCCCCATTGGGTCACGCTTACAAACGTAGCGATCT